CTTGGAACAATACTGCACCAACTTCTACAGAGTTTACTGTCAATACTCTTAATGCAGTAAACGAGAGTGGTTATAACTACGTTGCCTACCTATTCGCCCACAATGACGGTGACGGTGACTTCGGCCCGACAGGGGATCAGGACATTATCAAGTGTGGGAGTTATACTGGGAATAGCACCATTGGACATACTATTGACCTAGGATTTGAGGCTCAATGGGTTCTGGTAAGAAGTACAAGTAATTTAAGAAAGTGGATGCTTTATGATATAATGCGTGGGATGCCTGTAGATGGTATCGGGGCAGCACTATATCCCAACAGCAACGATGATGAGGAGGATTTAACACGAATAGGTGCTTCTAATGTTGGCTTTCAGCTTACAAGCACTGACAGTATGGTTAATGTGTCAGGTGAAACCTACATCTACATCGCCATTAGACGTGGCCCTATGGCTGTGCCTGAGAGTGCGACTGATGTGTTTCAAGTTGGAACTGTGCAAAACAACACGCCTAAAGATGTAAGCCCTGCGCCTGACTTTCCTGTTGATTTTGTACTTCATCACGCAGCCGCAAATAGTTCAACAGGTAATAAATTAGCAATAAATAGATTAGCTAATGATTTGCTTTACACAAACCTAACAGGCGGCTCTTCTTCATATGGCACTTACAGTTCTTACAGTCCGTTTGACCACATGGATAATGTTCAGCTAACAGGATTAGGTGCTGCAAATGGTGCAGCTTGGATGTGGAAGCGTGCGCCTAACTACTTTGATGTAGTCGCATACACAGGCAACGGAACAGCAGGGCGTACTGTAAGCCATAACCTTGGTGTTGCACCTGAGATGATGTGGGTTAAGCGTAGGGATGTAAGCAATGGGTGGAAAGTTTACCATTCGGCTTTAGGTGCAGGTTCTTCTGTCGCTCTAAATGAAACAGTTGGTGAAGAAACTAATGGTAACGGTTGTTGGAATAGTACTGCTCCGACAGATAGTGTGTTTTCTTTAGGGCCTATTGGAGATGTAAACGCATCAGGCAACACCTACATAGCCTACCTATTCGCAAGCCTAGATGGTGTGTCTAAGGTGGGTTCGTTTAGTTACACATATCCAAGTGATCTTACTGTGGACTGTGGCTTTTCAAGTGGCCCACGCTTTTTAATGATTAAGAAAACGAGTGCAACTGGCGGTTGGATTGTAATTGATACTGAGCGTGGATTTACATCTGGGAATGATCCGTGGTTACAGTTAAATAGCACAGCCGCAGAGAACACATCTTGGGATATTGCGGATATTACCCCTACTGGTTCGGGTTTTATCATTCCGTCAAACGGACTCCTTGGGTCTGGTGACTACATCTTTTACGCAGTGAGTGCTTAACATGACACGTTGTGAGTATAGAAAAGCCTACACTCAGCATAAGTCTAACGCCAAGCAGCGTAGCATAGAGATGCGCATGACGTTTGATGAATGGAAAGATGTCTGGGTGCAGTCTGGCTTGTGGGAGCAACGTGGCGTGGGAGCAGACAAATACTGCATGTGCCGCCACAATGATGACGGTCATTACGAAGCAGGTAATGTATTCATCGCAACCAACAGCAACAATCTGCATGACGGTAACATTGGCAAGGTATTATCCGATGAAACAAAAGCCAAGATTGCAGAGGCCAAGCTAGGCAAAGAACGTGTTGACATGCAAGGCGATAGCAACCCTATGCACAGCCCAGAGGCTAAAGCTAAAATCTCTGCGGCAGTTGGCGGCTCTAACAACTACAGAGCCAAGCGGGTCATATCGCCATTTGGTGAATACGGATCAACAACAGAAGCCGCAAAGGATTTAGACATTCCAGCGGTTACAATTCAATGGCGTTGTCGGCATAACAAAGCTGGCTGGTCATACGCAATCGCATAATCAAACTCATATGAAAGGATCAATCTAATGAGTGAATACAGAAACAGAACAACAGGACTTGTGCAGTCGCAGGGAGCGTGGAGACAGCACTACAGCAACATGTCCCTGCCTCGTGTATGGAAAGCGGCAACTTTAGACGCACTAGACCTAGACCCAGTGCTACGCAGCCCAGCGGCTACCGTAGGCGACTACCAGACATCAGTGCGTGATGGTGTTGTCCAAGATGCTAACGGCAACTGGGTGGAGAACTACGTTGCCCGTGACATGTTCTCAGATTACACCGATGAAGATGGCGTGTCTCACACTAAGGCAGATCAAGAAGCTGCGTATCAAGCAGGGCTAGATGCCACAACTGCCGAAGGTCATCGTGCCACACGCAACAAACTATTATCTGACAGTGACTGGACACAGATGAACGACAGTCCATTAAGCAATGAAGATAAGACAGCTTGGGCAACCTATCGCCAAGAGTTGCGTGATATGTCGGACTTGGCATCATGGCCTAATATTGCTGATGATGATTGGCCTGTTAAACCTTAAGGAGAACAACAATGGGATATGTCTTAGGTAACCGAAGTAAAGAAAAACTACAAGGTGTTGACCCACGGCTAGTTGCTGTTGTTGAAAGAGCTATTGAAATCTCTGAGCAGGACTTCTCTGTAATCTGTGGTCTACGTACTGTTGAAGAACAAGAAGCTCTGGTAGCCAAAGGTGCATCACAGACGATGAAGTCTAAGCACCTAGAAGGTAAAGCTGTAGACCTTGCAGCTTACTGTGATGGCATACGTTGGGAACTAAACTTGTACGACGAGATTGCAGATGCAATGCTCAAAGCTGCTAAAGAACTAGGAGTGACATTACGCTGGGGTGCTGCATGGCACAAAGCATTAAACGACTGGGATGGGACTGCAGAAGACCTGATGAATGAATACATTGACATTCGTCGTTCTGCTGGTCGTAGACCCTTCATAGATGCCCCGCATTTCGAGGTTCTATAGTCATGTACGAGATGGTAGACTTAATTATGCAATGGCTTGTAGCCCCTGTTATAGTCGTTGTATGGCACCTGTTTTCCCGATGTAATAAACACGAGACAGAAATAGCCGTACTTAAATCTCAACTAGAATCATCTAAAGTCTCATATGATCGTGAGATGAAAGAGATGAAAGAAACAATCAAAGCAATATTCCTAAAACTCGACAGTATAGAACAATCACTGCGAGATAGGTAAATGGACCCAATTACAATAATCTCAGGGGCCACAGTTGCATTCAACGCCCTTAAGAAAGGGTTTGCTGTTGGGAAAGACCTACAGGATATGGGCAGTCAACTAACTAAGTGGGCAGGTCATATGGCTGACTTAGGTCAAGCTGAGAAACAAGTAAAGAACCCCCCTTGGTGGAAATCCTTGGGTGGTTCAGTAGAGGCTGAAAGTTTGGAAGTTTTTGCTGCGAAGCGTAAAGCAGAATCCATGAGAAAAGAGTTGAAGGATTATATATCTTTCACGATGGGTCCATCAGCATGGGATGAGCTAGTGGCTATTGAGGCAAAGATAAGAAAACAAAAACGGGAACATGAGTACCGTAAGGCTGAGTTGCAAGAAGCAATAATTACTTGGACTATTACAGGCTTACTATTGTTGACCTTCTTTGGCGGTCTTGGGCTTATAATGTATATGGTAAGATAATGTGGTTTTTGATTTGGTTTCAACTTATGAATGGTGAACTTGACTACTACCAAGTAGGCAATACTTATTCATCACTAGAAGAGTGTAATAAAGAAAAAGAAATAGCTAGTGTTCTAGTGACAAGCAGAAATTCAGGGTTATTTTGTCTTGAGGCTTATAGAGAATAAACTAGGTAAATGGGTAGTCTTTGATAAAGACGGTAAAATCGTCTTGATAACTAGTAACAAAAGAATAGCAGAGGCTTTAGTAAATGGTAGTAGACTTTGACATTGATGGTGATGGTAAGATCACAGCAGAAGAAATAGCCATGAAGGAGCGTATGCTTGAAATAGAGCTACGTGAAGAGAAAGCTGAGTCACAAAAGTTTATGGCTTGGGTAGCTATGGGTATGATGATTATATTTACCATATTTCTATTCACCCCTATCATGTCAGATTCACGAGTATCTGCTCTAGCTGATTTACTAGGTTTATTCTATATTGCTCAGACTGGTGTCGTTGCAGCTTACATGGGTGCTACAGCTTACATGGCTGGTAAGCCTATGGGTAACAAGGTGGCTATGAGCAAGTGAGATGGATACTCCTGACCCTACTATTATCTAGTTGTGGACTTACGTCCTTAATTCCCACTGGTGGGACAAATGTAGCTGCTAATACCCAAGTAGGTGCAGAGAATAACCAGAACGTAGGTGTAACCACTTACAACAAACCAGAGATAAAACCAGAAGGGCCAGTCGATACTGTTAATCAAGATAATAGTACGACAAACATATCTGAGATAGACCCACTTCTGCTTATACTATTAGTATTGGGGTGGTTGGCCCCATCACCGTCTGAAATGGGAAGGGGCTTACTTAAGCTCTTTAGACGTAAAGAATAAAAATATCCATACTCTGCATAAACTAAACCCCTGAATCCTTAGTTGGACTCAGGGGTCTTTTTGTATCTACTCTTCTGATAGACCTAGTTTGTTCATACACATGGCTGTACCTTCATACAGCATTTCTATGTCGGCCTCTGCTTTTGTGATCTTACGTAGGCAATATGCATTGGCTAGTAGACTGATCAGCAGGATACCTTCTATTACGGTCATTTACGCTCCTGTTGTTGTATTAATGCTTCTAAATACCATCGGGCTTTCTTAAGGTCTTCTACACCATTCTTGTATCGCCAGCGGTGTAAGTACTTTGCCACATTCCCACGGTAGTATCCTATTAGTTCCTCATCTGTCAGGAAGTCCTTGATGTACTCAATACACTCAATAACACCAGTACCATAGTGTGCAGGATTATTTACGTTGTCACGTTCCTTAGATCGTTGTCGTTCCTCTAGGGACATTGGTGTTATCATAGGTGCTTCGCTCCATTCATTCATAGGTTCTCCTTCATAAATACCTTTACCCACTGTGCGCAGATGTCGGATCGTATAATGTCGTCTACACCAAACTCTATGATTGGTACAGGCAACATATGTTTCTTTGCTAGGTGAATAACTTTAGACAGACCATCAGCTTCTTTCAGGTCTGACTGTTGAATATCACCATTAAGCACAATAGTAGTATCTTCCCCCACTCTTGTCAACAACATCTTCAGTTCATGTGTCGTTATGTTCTGTGTTTCGTCAACAATTATGAAGGCATTATCGAAGCTACGCCCACGCATAAGTGCAAGAGGTGCCATTTCAATGTTTCCATTTTTTATGCCAGTTTCCACTGCCCCCTTACCTAAGTGTTTCTCTAATACATCTATGACTGGTAATGCCCAAGGCATTGTCTTTTCTTGTAGATCACCCTTAAGAAACCCTAACTCTTTACCTACGGCAACGTGAGGTCTTGTGATGACGATTTTATCAATCTCTTTCGTCGTGTAGAGGTCGGCAGCATAAGTTGCAGTAACATACGTTTTCCCAGTTCCCGCAGGGCCAAGAATAAAGACCTGCTGATATTCCCTAAGTGCATCTAACAATTCCTTTTGTTTTGTTGTTTTAGGTAACAACCCAGATGTTTTCTTCTGGGCTGCTCCTTTATATGTTGTTTTTCGTCGGGATCGTTTTGGCTTTTCGGGAAAATCATCCATCTAGTTGTACTAACTCCGCTGATGTAAATGGTATATGAAAGAACTGCTCCCCTTTACGAATGTATCTACCTTTGGCTGTACCTAAACTTTCTTGGGTTAGTAGTGTATCCTTGATACGCCACGCCTGTTGTAGGTCTTTACGAAATACATAAAAGTTAAGAACACCATTCTTTCCCTCATACTTGTCTAGGAGCCTCTGTTTGCGTTCAGGGATGCGTATTTCAGACCAGTGGGTAGGCCAGTCCCCATCCCAAGCTACCTTAACCTCTGCCTCGTTAAAATAAGTGTAGCCATCCTTTTGAGATACAACATCAACAAAGTAATCCTCTTCAGTTTTTACAATAGTGTGTCCCTTCTTCTTTAGTAGGGATACTAATGCATCTTTAGCTTTATCGTCGTATGCCTCATACAAGGCACGACTAAACTTCTTTCTTACGGGTTTCATCTTTTCTCCACATTAGTTCATGCACTAGCATTTTCTGTTCATAGTCGGACATAATCATCCAATCTCTGATCTCGTCTGTTGTACGAAAGCACCCTGCACAGTATCCATCGACTATACGACAGACCTTTATGCAGGGTGACTTAACAGAACCTATGTTAGGTCTACGATTTCGCATACGTCCCCAGAACATGCCATTGTCTGCATACCTGCTGTATTATCCTCTTTCTCATAGTCTGTTAGTTTAGACCAATCAATGTCTGTAGGCATTAACGACGACAATTCCTCATAGTCTGATTTGTCGCAGTCCTGATAAGGTGCTTGCTGATATGTATGATCACTGTGCGGTAGGAATGAAACACCAGACATTTCATCAAAGTGTTCAAACACAAATGCACCTACAGATACCCATTCATCATCACGAACTGACACAGTAATGCTAGGTTTATGTTCGCACCAGTGTCGTTGATATGTAAGCCATGTTTCTAGTTGTTCAATAGCTGTCATATCGTTACGTGTTGTTGCACCTGAAGGAGCTTTCTGTGGGAAACTGAACACTGTTGTCGTGTCACCTTTCATCACACAAGGCTCGTTAGGTACACCCTGATCAATCAAGAATTGTGTAAGTGGGTCTTTATTGTCGCCACGCACTGTACGGATGTAATAAGGGCTGTGACGAGCATGTATCCCACTAGCAGAATCAACAAGTTGGGAGACAGTGCCAGAAGGTTTGACACAAGTGATAGCAGCAGAAGTAGGGATACCAAGACGTTCAGCCCATTCAGCATTAGTAGAGATAGCGACATTTTTTAGATGCTCCAGTGTTTTAGCTAACCCAGCATTTGCACTGGTCATTAGCGGATTGTCCATGATGCCTGTTAGACTTACACCTAGCAGACGCTCTTCTTCCGTATTATCTGTCCAATCCTTGGATAGGTACGGAAACTTTGTATAGGTAGATTGGATCGTACCTAAGATAGTCGCATATTTTACCTTGCGTTCTATGTCTTCAATACTGTCAGTAGCACGTATTACGCACTCAGTAAGGTTGCAAAACTGCGCATTTTTCAAAATTATCTCACTGCAAGGATTCGTCCCGAAGTCACTGTCTGGATTACGACGACCATTCTTTGCAGCTTGCTTCTGTGATGCCTGACGGTTAAAGATACCTCGTTCACCTGATTTACTTTCGATCAAGGCTGTCCACTCACGCATGAATGTCTCTGCATCTGGCTTATCAGTGTAAGCGACAGAGTTGTTAGCCAATGCACGATGTCCATAGTTCTCCCACCATTGACCTGACTTAGCATGACGCATCTTGTCATCTGACAGGTTAGACAAACTGATCATAGCACTACGGCGTACACCACCTACAACCACAATCTCACCGATCTTACACATGATGTCGTGACACTCAATGGATGTCAACTTACGTCCTGTAGCATTTAAGAATTTATCGACAGTGAAGTTGAACAAGTCTACCAAAGGTGCTGGCCCTGATGCACGACCACCAAAGGTCTTCAGTCTTGCACCTGCAGGTCGTACTTTAGATACGTCCCACTTAGGAATTTCGCCTGACCATAGTAGAGCTAGTAGTTGACGGTATGCTTTAGCCCAACCTTCTTTACTGTCCTTTACTACAATCGTTGTGTCAGACTTGAATATCTTCTCTGGTACTTCAGGTAGCTTCTGGATATACTGTCGTTCAACAGAGAACCCTA